CAACCAGTCATGAGTTGCTTTTAGAGTTTTGTGCCTTGTTTATCGTCACAGATAATGAGGATGCAACTATTATCGACCTTACACATCAAGCTAAGAAGATAAACGACTGGAAGACTGATATGGATATGGAGTCTTTTTTTTTATATGCCCGCGAAGTATTGAAACGTTCTACAAAGATATAGGGCCATACTTAAGGTCGGGCAAGAAGAAAGGAAAACAAAAGAACAGGTCAAGGTATCCATATGAGTTTACGCTTGAGCTAGTAGAAGAGAATGGCAAGTACAAGGAAAAGATAATTGACAATATCAAGAGGATAGATAAGGATTACGAAGATTTAATGCTATTCCTTACTACACATTTGCCATACAGCAGGATGGATTTAATGCAAATGAATTACCCAACTTTTTTTAGTATGATTCCGAAGGCACAAAAGATAATTAAGGCGCAAAAGAAACAAGAGAAGAAGAGTAAGAAGAAAAGATAACGATATATAAGAAACCATTAAAACGGTTCTTATATGGGCGTTGTGCGTAATACTAAAACATCGTTAATTGAGATGTTTCGTCTTTTATTCTTCTAATTGCTTTTTTATAATATTCTTCATTTAATTCTGCGCCAATAAATCTGCGTTTCGTTTTATGGCAAGAAATGGCTGTACTACCACTTCCTGAATATCCATCAAATACTAAGTCGTTTTCATTACTAAATGTTATTATTAACTCGTTTAAAAGCCCTACAGGTTTTTGTGTTGGGTGCCATCTGTTTAGTGGGTTGCATTCATCAGCCTTTCCACTAAACTTAACTAAGTTTGTTGGGTAACTTTTAGTATTGTCATAACCATCTGCGAACTCGCCTTTATGCTCACCGTAAGTGCTTTTCTTTTTATCCTTTGGGTTTCCCATTGGTCTTATGTTTTGTTTCGGCTTGGGTTTTAATATAGGGTTATAAGTATATTCACCGTTTTTCACCCTACTAAACATCACAATATCTTCTGTTTGTTTTAATGGCATTTTGTGAGCATTAAGAAAATTACTTCCTTGCATCTTATCCCAAGTTATTCTATATTTAAAAAACCCAAGCCTTGACATAATTAAACGGCTCGTAAACGGCTCATCACTAAAAATAAGTATTACACCATCGGGCTTTAAAACTCGTTCCCATTCTTGCCATAAAACAGGTAAATCAATATCATATTCCCAATCACATTGCGTTGTATTATATGGCGGGTCTTGCAGAATTAAATCTACACTACCATCGTCAATGCTTTTTAGCAAATCAAGGCAATCAGTATTTCGTAAATCAATCATATTTCGTCTATTAAATCCGTACTACGCACAACAATGTATAAACGGCATTAAAACGACCGTTTATACTCAACGTTGTATGCAATTATTGGTTTATGTATATTAGTGTAGTTAAACACTTCATGGCTTCTTGCTTGGCTCTCTCAAGCATTGCGACTTTCTCATCCATTACATTTATGTGGTTTACTTATTTGAAAACCTATTGCAAAGCCTTAGCCGTTAGGTTTAATTTCATTTTCTATTCTCCGTTTTTCTTTGATTTGCTTATATTTTTCATATGCCTCTGATTTTGGCTGTGTTTGTCCAAGTCCTTTACAATAATAGTCATTTCTCAATATACATCTTGCCATTCTTTTCCAACTTGGAGCCCAGCATTTAACCTCTAAATCATGAGGTGCAATATCTGGTATTTTATCATATCCTCTTTTTTTCCAGCCTACTATAAATTTAACAAACCTTTCCTTATAATGCTTTTGCATTTTTATAGGCAATGACTTTAGTAAATAGTTAGTATATGATTCCCAAGTATGATTTACTGGCTTAGTTACATCATTATATCCGTTAATATTTCCTTTTTCCTTTATGTATAATGCCCCACTGTTAACACCACTAACCCTGTTAAGAAGCTTGTACCATGTTTCATTTTCTAAAATATGATAAAGCCAAAGTCCTTTTTTTTGGTCGTCACCGAACGGTTGACATAATCTTTGATTACTTAATTTAACTCCAGCCATTGTCATCATGTCATATATCTTATTATGAGATAAATTTTTGTTTTTAGAATGGAATACCCATATATCCTCAGTTCTCCAATCATATATCGGGTAGACATTGTATAACATATTCGACAATTTTGTAGTCCATTTGTAATTATTGAATGTTAAGTTTTTTTTCTCTGAAACAATAGCTCTATATCTATGTAAACTTTCATCAGCCCTTATCCCTATAAATCCAGCTGTTAATTTATTATTTGCATACCACTTACCGAACAAAACCATAAATTCCTCAAATTCCATTTTTGGAATATAAAAATCATATTGTTCTAAATTTGATGATTCGTTTGGCTTTTCTCTTACCCAAATATTTTTGTTATTTTCATCCCAACATATCCATTTAGGCTGAAAGTCACTAACTGCATTTCTCAATAACAATTCTCCACAAAACCAATGTAAATCTATATGTTCTTTATATTCTTCAACTATTTCTCTTATGTGGTCTATTGTGTGCTTGTATTGAGCCTCTAAGTCTATAATTAATAATCCTACCTTTTTCCCCCTTTTAATAGCTTCATTCATAACCAAATGAGTCATTACAGTGCTATCTTTACCACCAGAAAAACTTATGTAATATTTTTCAAATGAATCAAACACTTTACTTATCCTTTCTTTAGTTGCCTGGAGTACGTTTATGTCTAAATATTTCTTTGTTGCCATATTAATAAAGTTCTACTTGTCTGCCAATTATAGCAGCTTCATTTATATCTATTTCTTCAATATTATTATTCCTTAACCACTTGTTTAAATATTCTAAAGCTATATTATTACATTCATTTTGAGTATTCTCATCTAATTCAAACAATGCTCCTGAATATGATGAGGGTATTCCAGTTTCATAACATACAGCTGCTTTACCAAGCCATGCTATTCTATTCATACTTTTATTTGTTAAATAGTGTTCACATGAATATTTCCATTCCATTATAACCCTATCAAGAATGCTTGAAAATAGTTCTCCGTCTGACAATATTCGTTTATATTCTAAATAGCATTCTTCTTTTGTCATTCCTTCTTTCTTGCTTTTATAAAAACCTGCCTTGTGACATTCCCATTTATCGTAAGTATGAAATATTCTGTTAGTATCGCCTTCATTTGGTATTCTGTATAGGTTTAACTCATCTTCCGTAACATCATCAGATATTTGTTCATAGTCACAAATGCTATCAGAACTTTCCCATGCATTACTGAAGTCGTTATCAGAAAATAAATGTTCTAACCCTGAAACTTGACAAAGTCTTAATACTTCTTCTTCATCCATTCCTAGCTGTTTTGCTATGCGTTTGTTGGTCCAATTTCTGTTTTTTAATTCAATAACTATTTCACTCATAGCATCAACTTGATGTTTTCCTCTTGCTCTGTTGTGCCTTATGGTTGAGGCAATTCTGTCATTTTTCCCAGACTGTTCTTTTCGAATATCTACAATTGGCAAGTATCCCATCACTCTTTGATTTACAACCTTAGACTCTTTGCCTACTCTATTCCTATGAAACCCATCAATCACTTCGATTTTTTCTTTTTCTGGATTATCCCACGTAACAATAGGTTGAGTATATCCGTCATTCATTATTGAGACTTCTAAAAGTTCCATTTCAGGTGGTGCGACTTTGTTAGGGTTGTAATCATTTGCAACAACATTTTTATTTACTACCCATTTTACAAAATCAACAGGTTCATTTTTAAAAGGAGACTCATTATGTATAGCCTCTCGTATTTCATTTATACTATTAATTTTATCTGCAAAATCTAACTTACTCAGATAGTCCTTAATTTCATTTATTAATTTGTTTTTTTCAAAACCATTTTTGCCATCACACATTTTTAAATATTTTTACGTTAGTACATTTAATCATCATTCGTTGTATAAGTCGCCATACAGCACACAACACGTGGTAAAAACCATTAAAGCGCACCATACACTCCTCCGTTAGCCGCCTTTTATACAGGTAGCTTATACTTACTTTCCTCTACAGGCTTATCAAGTTCTGAGATAACATCATCTAATTCAGAAGTCAGACTTTCATCATCTAATCTCATCTTAATTGATTTTAAAATAGAAAGACAGACGCCTCTCCTGTATGCTAAATTATAAATCTTTTTTTCTAATTCAAGATTGCTCATAATAACTTATTTCTTTTCCTTTATATTTTTTCTTATGGTGTAAAGCATTGTAAAGCACATGGATGTTTCTAGGGCTAATCTGATTGACCAATAAGTAATCCATAGCTGAATCATATATAGTTCCATCAGCTCCTAGTATACGCTTTTTCTTGTAGACCCTCTTGGTGGTTTTATGTATTTCCAAAAATTCAAACAGGTCTGCATTGTTATGGTATGTGCAATACGCAGGATATATGCTAGTTTGATAACGTCGCAATACATCAATTATTTTATTGCTAATCTGATGGACAGTTTTTTCGCCCCTAGATATGCCCACTATACCTATACCGGGTTTATGCCTTACAGGCTCAGAAACCTCTTTTACCCAGTTCATTTCTGTGAAGCCTTCAGATGCCAAATAGCTTTGCAGCTCATTATATTGAGCATCTGAATTGATGATTACTCGCAAAAAATTAGAATCCATTTAAATGCTTTTATTATAAAATGTGTGATTTCCTATTTTTTCTTGGTTTGGATATAGTTTTTTGATATGTTTTATCCACCCTCTATTCGTAGCCGTGTCGGTATTAGCATAAAATAATGCTTCCGTAATTATAGCGCCTTCTAAAGCTCTTTTAGCGGCAATATAGCAATCTTCATTCGGCCGATTAAATAGGGGTGAGCTAACGCCATGGAATTGATTCTTTTGGTATATCACCTCTTGGATGGTGTTAGGGAATTCCTTAGCTTCTACTCTATTAAGAACAACAGAGGCGACAGCTAATTTACCTTGGAATGATTCGCCTAATGCTTCTGCTGCCACTATCTTAGCTAGAATTTCTAGCTCATAATTAACTTCCGGTTTAGGAGCTTCGGTGATGAGAAGCTCTTCTTTGATAGGTTTTTCGTATTGGCATATCTTGTAGGATATGTAAAAGAATGCCAATATCTGTAATATAATGAATACATTTTTCATAGTTTTAATTTTAGATTAGGCACTAAAATAGTTAGTATTATTTACAATCTAATTAAACCAGTTTAACAAAAGGCAGGGCAAAACTACTTTTAGCCGAGACCTGCCTGATAACCAATTTAAAGATATAACCGCTAGAAACGATTAAAAAAAATTATTCTACTTTTTTACTATTATTTCATTAAACATGAAAAGCGATACAACATCTCTCAACCTCTTGGCTTTCTTGTATGAAATGCCCGGATTCTTTTTCACCACATCGACCATCCCATTATACATCGCATAGGCATCCAGTTCATCATCGAACAAGCCTAAATATAAACTTTTGCCTTTTATTTTTATGCGTGAGAGCCATTTAGAAGCCCCTTCATGCCAAGTAATCCCTTTGTATTTTGAACTTCTACCTTCTTTGTTTTTCATATCATTATTTTTCACATTGACAGGATTCGGACCTTATATCTATCCAGACAAAGCACACATCACACCATCGCCATATCTCGTGATTTCTCATTTTCGGAAAGTTTTGCATTTTCTCATCTTCCGAGCGTTCTTTTTCTTCTGTTTCTTTGAGTATCGCTCATATTTGGCAATTCCGCAATTTACAATCTTAAATTGCTTATTTTTAACTGGTGCATATCTACTAGAAGCACAGCTACTCAGAAGAATTATTACTAAAAAAAATAACATTGATTTTTTCATCTTTAATTATTTTGATTTTCATTAATATTAATCGGATTAGTCCATTCTTTTATTCTACACTCGATAACGACCAAATCACCTTGCCCATTTTGAAGCTCTATAATATCCATTTTAGCCTGCCGACTATTTATAAAGTTGATGATAGTCTGCCCACATAAAACTGTAAAACGTGCCTTACTATCCTCAGAATTAAAACGCATTTGACCATCTTCATCAAAGTATATATCTGAGTAATTATCCATCAAAAAGGCAAGTCATTTTGATTATTAGAACTTTCAACCGGGGCAAACGCATTGCCTTGCAAACCTCCTGCTAACTGACCCCCTTGTCCTGTAGGTATTTTCCTAACATACGAAGCCTTAATCCCTGTTCTGTAATGGGTAATACCTTCTTTCTCGTATTTTCGAGTATTCAACTCCCCCTCAACCCACACTAAATCTCCCTTCCTAAAAGATTTAGCCTTATCCGACATCGAACCCCAACATGAGACATTATGCCACTCGGTCTGCTCGACCCATTCATCTCCTTTTTTATAAGATTTGGAAGTAGCCACATTGATTGATGTAACTTCATTTCCTTCGAATTGCCTAGAATCTGGGTCTGTGCCTATTCTACCTAATAAATTAACTTTATTTATCATACTTAAAATTTAAATTTCGTTTAAAAACCTGCGATGAGTTGGGTACCCACCGCAGGAAAATCTGTATTAAAAACAAAAAAACTATGAATCTTCTGCGACATAATGTATGCCACCGTTTCTTACTATTTGTCCACCCCACGTGAATGGATTGGATTTGTCTTTTAGCCTCGTTATTTTCTTCTCTTTGTGTATATAGAAAAATTCAGAGTCGTTTACTTCAATGGCATTTAGCAAATCAACCATTAATGTATCCCTCATACCTACAAACACATCAACCCGGTGCGGTATCTCTTTCTGTATTGCCTCGTCCTTTAGGATTGTAATAAAAGAATGCCTATCATTTATATCAATTTCATACTCAATCTTATTGCCAAAACCATCTACTCTATTCGATGTTAAATATAGGCATATCATTCCATTATCATAACCCATAGCGAGCATCTGCATTTGTACTTGATACATATAACTGCTCGGCAGATTATTTAAATTCTTGTAAAAGCTAGACACCGTATATGGACACTTTACATCAATCACAAGACTATTCTCCTCGTCTGTTATGTCAGGCGTAGCCCAACAATTGCTATCTATCCAAACAGACTCTGAAGACCTGTATCGTGCCGATGGATAAAACACCTTTACAACAGAGTTATAAGCCTCCTCCTCGTTAAAGAGGCCATGCAGCATTGCAACCGTGTTGATTCTAGGTTTTTCGCCATTCAGAATCTCTTCACACTTCTCGACGCACAAGGTTTTCACGCCTTTTGAAGCCATTCCATCTCTAGTGAAAAGCTTACCTATCTCACTAGCACCTATTCCTCCAAGCTTATCCATTGATTTCAGCTTTTCTAGATGAGAAGATAGACTTTATCTGTACGTGCCTTTGATATTCGGCAGGTAAGATATTGTAATAATCTTTAAGCTCCTCTAGTGATGTAAGTTCATTAATTTCCTCATTGTATTTCTGTAGTATTTTTGAATCTATAGTACCAGTCCTTTCTGTAGCCTTTAATCCATTCTGTTGCTGATTAATAGCATTGATAACCTCATCAGCTGTAGCGTATGAGGAGTCTATGCCGATGCCGAAAGAGCCTAAAGCACGTCCAATCGCTGACGTCTCACAATTCTCAATATAAGATGTCTTATTTATATAAGAAGACGCCTTTAATTCATGAGCATAGCCTGTGGCTATGACTCGGCCAGTTTTGTCTAGTATTGACGCTTTAAAAAGACATGATTCAGCGTCAGCATTTATCAACTCCGTAATGAGCGAATGCTCCGGATGGTTTGACCTGAACGCTTTTACACGTTCATTTACAGTAACATACTCGTTACCTTTAATAGAAATGGTTTTTAATTTCATAGTTTGTTTTTTGTTTTTAAAAAATATAGGCGGATCAACTTTTTGAATCGCCTATACCGAAAATAGAAAGACTATCAACTTCTTTAAGTTGAATGAGCAAAATCGCTCGAGTACAAATATATAAGTTTTTGAATAATAAAAACATTTTTTGAATATTATTTTGTGAATTTATTAAAATAATCTTCCCTTCTTTTCACGCAAGAAGCAACATAAGCATCAACCTTATGTCTTGGTAATGACTTCGCAAAACGCCTCTGTTCATTACTCAACCTAAACTGATGATCAAGCCATTCGCAATACCTTTCCTTATAAAGCTGCCTGTAATAGACTTCATTTTTAATAGCATCTTCATCGACAATCAATCCTAGTTTAGATTTTAGATTTGTTGCTAACTCCTTGAATCCTTCCGGGTTTGTATCTCGGAGCCTTATTTGTTTTTCTTTAATTCCAATCATGTTAAAAAAGGGATTTTTGTTTATGGTTTATTTTTTTTTAATTTATCAAAAAGGCAGCTCATCAGAAACTTCTTCCACATCAGAGCTTCCACACCATAGGCAGAATATAGATTCAACAAAAAGCCGGTTACATTTATTGCATTCTCTCATATTTATGATGTTATTATTAACAATATATAAGAAACCATTAAAACGGTTCTTATATGGGCGTTAGTGGCAATGCTGTGAAATCCTCCGAACAGCAATGTCGTAATAATTTTCATCCTTCTCAATCCCTATAAAAGAACGATTTAGATTTACACAAGCCAACCCTGTGCTACCTACTCCCATAAAAGGGTCTATCACTACACCTGTGGTCTTATTCACACAAAATTCCATTAGTTGTATTGGTTTTTCAGTTGGGTGTTCTTTTGGAAAAATTCGTTTGTTGAAATAAGCATCAATTCTACTCATTCTAAAAACTCTGCATCCACGCTTTTTTAATTTACTCCAGGCCATTTCCGCATCACTACCTCTATTGTCTTGCAGTTTATCCCAAATCATCCAACTATCTGTTGGTGGTAAATTATAAAAGTTTCCACCCCACATTATTATTTGGTCTTTTTGTGTTGTCAAATTTTCAACAAACGAATTTAGTTTTTCATCCCAACTGTTTTCTGCGTGGAATTTTGTTTTCCCGTTGTTTCCGTGCCAACCCCTTTTAAGTTCTTTTTTCAATCCGTAAGGTGGGTCTGTGATTATAGCATCAAAATCTAAATCGTTCTTTGCCATCACACTTTGAGAATCGCCATTAATAAGTAAGTAGAAAGCACTGCCACTAACACTGCGTATAAGCAATGGCGGTTTTAGTGCATCTATGATAGTTATTTCGTTATTCATACTTTCGTTCTTTTAATTAAGTTTCTGCGGGTAATTCGCCACTGCTCATACGCTTTTCCGTTATAGGTAATCATCTACAAAACCTTTCATCTCTTTTATTGTAGCATCTCTCCTACCTGTATTAGCAAAAACCGTAGTCAAAACAACGTTCCCTATTTCGTAACCTTTACTATTATCTAGCCTATCTAAACTTGGTTTTCGTAATTTATCTTTCATTGTAAAATCTATAGGTATATTTAACCAATAACACATTCCTTTTTGCTCTTTTTTCAAACTTTCCAAAAACGCACCGTTTATACCTTTATCTCTACTCAAACATTTTCTTTCACGACCATCTGACATAACTCTTTTACTTTCCCTGCTTGTCAATGTACTCATAAGTCTATATTTCCAATTAGAATTATAGCAGACTTTACATTGGCTTTTATATCTTTGGCTACCATCACTTTTAAAACCTGTTTTACAAAACTCCGATAATGGCTTTACTTCCCCACATTTTATACATTTTCTCATAAATCAAATAATTAAATACCTATAACACTATTTAAACCACATTAAAACGTGGTTTACATTCAACGTTATGTTTCATTTTTTTTGGGCGTAAAGCCATTCATCAAATTCAACAATATCACTTTCGCCCCATTTTTTCGTAACCTCTTCTAAAAACGAAAGCCTAACATTTTGTAAATGCAAATTATTGGCTTGCATTAGTCTAAACATTGAGGCTTGCAGCTCTTTTATCTGTTCCTGTAAAGGTTCTATTCGTTTTTGAACATATTGTTCAACATTCGGGTCTTGTATCATAATTAAAATATTGGATTTTTATCTCTTTTTTTATCATTTTCAAACGGCAATTTAAGCCATGACGATATATTAAATTTATGCCCATCCACACTATAATCATCAAACTGGCCCATCACCGTTACACCTTGCATTTCTTCATATCTGCCATTCACTAGATTATAAACAAACTTAACAAGCCCCATCTTACCTAGATGTAAATGCTTTACCTTCTGTATATATATCTGAACGATTTGACTCTTGTCCCCATCCACATAATCCAAGTGAACGCATATGCCATAATCAGCTTTATTAAAAAAATTACTACTCCCTGAGATGTCATACAAACTAGGCACATCATAATTACCTGTATCGTTTTTTCTCATTTTTCGTGGATGAGCTACAAGCACAACAAGTATACTATGTTTTTTTGCAAACCGCCTAAGCTTGTCAAGGAATAAACCTATATAATCAGTCTCAGAGCGATTACCAATTGAATGGTCAAAACAATTGTAAGGGTCTAGCACCAATGTTCTTATTCCGTATTTCCTCACATGAAGCTCTGCAACTTCCAACACCTTATCCACATCATATATGTCATCACTATCTACCCAAAAGAAATTTTTTGATATATGGCCGAAAGTGTAAGCAAATTCTGGACCAGATATATACTTACTTGAAAAAGTTTTGCCCGACAACAATGAAGCTATCAATGAAAAATGCAGCTCCATAGGATTCCTCTCAGGTGAGAAATAACTAACCTTCCATTCGTGTTCTATATTTAATTTTGCTGCCAACCACTCAACGAATTGAGATTTTCCATTTCCCGGAACACCAGTCACGATAGCAAGCCTGCCAGTTTCCCATGTTATAATTTCATCTAATGAACTATCTATTTTATGACCGTTTTTTAAACCATTCATGTACAAATCTAAAATCTCATTCTCTCTATCAAAAGCGGTAATGGAACCATCAACAGGCGCATCCTTTGCCGTCTTTAAGTGATTCAAAAACTCCCTTTTCCCTTCAGCAACAAAAAACCCATTCGCATCCTTATGAACACCAAAATCTAACAACTTGCACTTTTCGGCCTCTAAGCGACGTAAAAGTTCATTCCTTAGTATATAACCACTTTTATCATTATCTACGCTTAGAACGAAGGTATGGTGCCTTAAATCGTCAATTACGAGGTAATCTAAATTCTTATTTGCTCCATTTGGTACAGAAACTACATTTTCTATGCCTGCTTCAATAAAAGTTAAAGCGTCTATTTCACCCTCTACAATATAAATTTCATCGTGGTCTTTAAGGGCATTAATGTTGTATAGAATTTTTTCAGCACCTCTAACCAATTTGAAGTTCTTCCTTCCATCTCTATACTTAATGTTGACAAGTTCATCATCACGTATGTATGGAAAGCAAATAACACTTTCTTCTTTCCCGGTCTGCGGCATAAATTCAAATGAAGAATAAACGCCTGTTTTTTCAAGTGTCTTCTCCGATATACCTCTACTCTTAAAATAAGCTAATGCCTTATCGGAAAGCTTTGTTTTGTTTTTTCTTTCCGGAACCACATATACTTTCCTCTGGAATAGCTTATGCTTCTGCCTGTAAAATGATGCCTCACAATAATGACAATGACCTACCTCATCATCAACATTAAAAGATAATGATTTGTCTGTCTTGTTTGAACGTGCCTCATCACATACTGGGCATCTTAGCTTTATATTCCCTTTTCTGCCTTCTACAGGTAAGTTATATTCTTGTTTTGTGCTGTATTCTAAAACTTTCATAATCTAAAAATCTGGTTCACGGTTTAACATTTCTTGTCTTTCTTTTTCTTCATTAGCTTCATACTCGTCTAAGGATATTCCATGAACCTCTCTGCAAGCTTGGTCATTTATTTTTCTCTTCTGTGCATCATAATCAATTGTTTTAGTTTGTGATAAACTTCCACCTCTTACACTTTTGTATTCTCCTGCCCATTTGTATATCAAATCTTCATCCCTGCTCAAACTGGATGGTACTATATTATGCCTCTTATACCCATTCGAATCTTTCTCAGAATGTGAGAGCATGAAATTAACCAGTTTTTTTATATCGCCTACACTAAACTCATCACCCATTGCACTTATCACATACTTTACATTATTCTCATTCTCTCTAAAGCTTATTTGGCTATGCCACCAATTCAATAGCTCATTAACCTCTTCACCTAACTTTAACTTCTCTGCCATACCTTGTCCACTACCATCATCTTTGAATTGTTTATGCCCTTCTGGTATCTTGTGTATGGCACCTTCTTCTTTACCTTTATTTAAAGGAAGAGAATCTTTTTTCTTTTTTTCTTTTTCTATATTATTATATGGTTTATTATCTGGTTTATTATCTGGTATAGGTAAGTCATTATTATCAGATTGATTTGTTAAATCTAGCAGATGGGATTGAGCATTTTTACTTATGCTTCTGGTAGAGCTGTACCACGTTGTTCTGTCATAATTACTTTTATTATAATTACCTGTCACAACATAACCAGCACCCTTTAATTTTGACAGGCACGTTCTTATCTTTGATGTAGTTAGGTAAGGAAATAGTTTTCCCCAAGCTTCCAATGAGTTATAAGTCCAATATTTGCCATCATAAAAGTTTCTCTTATTAGCCTTGTTTTTTACTTGCCAAAACTCAATATTATGCAATATTATAGCAGCATCCGTACCTACATCTTTTGCTACATCATCATCAAAATACTTTACTGTATTCATGCTTAATTTTTTAGATAAAAAAAGCCCTAAACCAAGGCAGGACACGAATACTACCTCGGAATAGAGCTAAAAATATGTTTTCTGATACCAACTTGTTCGTGTCGTCGGCAATGCAAATATATAATAATTATTTCATATTAAATATCGTGCGCCACATCATCATGTGGACAATAATCTGGCCGTTCGTCCAACATACGTTGATATTCGGCCGTCTTTGTGATGTCAATATCGGCATTGACATCATCAGTTAGAAAGAAGTATTTAGACCGTTCATGCTCGTGAACAGTATCGATATACTTTTTCTCTATTAAACTTCTAATGTCTCTCCAGACAAGCGCTAGGCGTCTGTCTAATAATTCACAGAAGTCTTTGACAGAGGCTTCGCACTTGCCGTCAAAGCCTAAATTATCGTCTATTACAGACAACAGCCTGAACTCAGAGTCTGTTAACTCCGAGTCATAGATATTATCTGAAAATGTTTTCTTAAGTTTCATGTTCAGTTTTTGCAGATTTTGAAATACATTTTGTTATCAAGTTCCTCAAAGAAGTCATCTAAATCCTCTTCAAGGAACAGTAATTGGTCATACATATTCTTGTCTACGACCATAGTCTCCATCTCTTCCAAGATGGAGATGAGTCTTTCTAATTTTTCTTTCATATTTTTATTTAAATAATGATTCAAATATATATCACATATATTTAAATCTAGTTAAACAAGTTTAATAAGAGCAAGTATCATTCGGGCATAAAAAAAGCCCGTATGGACGGCAATCCAGATACGAGCTTTAGATTTTAAATAACGTAATAAAAGAATTAAGATGGTCCAAATATATTAATTTTTTACATATTAAACAATCATGCACTACAGGACTCACAGTCATCGTCGGCAATATCACAAACTTTGACTTCACCGGATTTGATTTTATCTTCTAACTCTTTGTCTTTAGCTTCTAACTTTTTTAAAAAATCTTCTGAAAAGTCAATCATAATATATTTATTGTTTCTTTATTTTTGCCGTTGTTCCAAGTACGAACTATCTTCTTGACATCATCGGTCAGGTAATGAGTTTCTTTTTTATTCATATCATAGGTTTGTTCTGCGCCTCTGTTTTCCGCTAATACCTCCGTCATTACTTGCTTTAAATCCTCTTTCGATATGGCGCTATTCATCAAGTAGTTAGCACGGTTAACACTTGCTTTATTAGCCGAAGCAATCAACTCTGATTTATCCAGTTGTTCAATGCCACCATAGCCTTCCAATACGCTGCCACCTACACCAACGTCAAATAATTCAGCAGATAGATTTCGGCCTCTATACTTCCAAGGATTCTTGTTCATATCGCGCAATAATGCACCATGTTCTCGGCTAATCTCTGGACGCATTATGTCCTCATCTGGACCAACTCTTACACCTGTATCACGACCTGTTGCCGTCTCTATAACGCTGTACCTATCATCAGCGCCTTTTCCTCTTGCATAGTGGCCTATCGGCCCTTCTTGTGTACCTGTGGCGAGCTTAGAGAGACTACTTGCCTGCGCTTTTGCTTTAGCGAATGCTGTGTACATTGAAGCAATTTGAGCAACAGCTAAAGCTATACCCACAAACGGAATAGAGGAATAAGCAGTAAATATCTGAGCGACGGCAGTACCTAGACTTTGAGCTTGTTGCACAGCTAACTGAGCTAATTGTAGCTTCTGCCGTTTCTTTTGTAACTCGTCTCTTTTCTTTAAGGCCTGCTCTCTTTTTTCTTCTTCAACTCTTAACTCCTCCTCTAGCGTTTCGGCTTTAGATGCTAGCCCTTCCTTTGCAAACTCTTTTTCTTTGTCAAGGTCATCCTGAAGCCTACTAACTTTCTCATCTTGCTTTGCTAATAGCTCGTCAATCTTTGCTATCTGCACATCTATACCTGCTGTGAAAGCATCCGTGACGGCGTTAAATGCTGCCTCACCGGCTTGGAATTCTTCGGATGAAAAAACTTTATCTAATGAATCTTTTAATTTTTGCCCAAAAGAACGTAAATCGTCCTCAGATGGCTCTCTTATACTTGTGGTATTTGGCACAACTTCTAGTTCATCAATGCCTAGTGTGGTAACAGTTGGTGATTGGTACTCATCGAATTTTTCAATAGACTTAATAAAGTCCTCGATAGATTTATCTACCTTTGCCTGTAAATTTACTATGATTTTATCATACGTTTCTTCTAGTTCTTCCATTGGCCTACCTAGCTGTTTTGCCAATGGAATTAATTCGTCTCTAAGTTTTTTGAATTTTTCTAATTCATTTTCACTTTCTTTTAATATCTTACCGAAAGGTGTAAGCTCCTCAAATTCCTGCTTTTCTAAAGCATCTCTTAATACATCTAAACCTGTTTCAAACTGATTAGCAATCTCCTCTAATTTTCTTTTCTTCTCGTCTAGTAAGGCATTCTCTTTGTTCTGTAATTCTATCGATAACGTTGTACTTTCTTTTTGTATATCTGCAAGTGCTATCTCAGCCTCTGCAATCTTGTCTAAAAGCTCTATATTGTCTTCATCTGCTGCTATCTTTTCTTTTTCTGTTTTTAATGTTTTTATCAGCAAACGTTGCTGTTCTTCTCGTTTCGTCAACAAGTTTTGTTCTTTTTCTGTCGCTAATTGTGTAGCCTTTATTCTTTCTTTTGTTGACTTCGTTGTATCATCACTTATCTTTTTCAGCTTCTCAATCTCAGCTCTACTTTTTGCAGTCTCAATAGATAGATTTCTTTGTGCATCTCTTAACTTTATCTTATCTTTTTCTAATTGAACCGCCGCCTTACTCGCTTCCTTCATTGCATTAACCACACCACCGGAGCCTGAGAATAAATCACGAACGGCTTTTAGAGGGTTCCTTAAATCTAAGAGAGCCTCACCTATTGCATAGAAACCTTTTGAAACAACCTTGATAGGCCCAGTTATTTTAGCCATAGCGACGTTAAGTCTATCCATTCCCCTCTGCGTCTTAGTCAAAAATGCGACCATACTTCCTAATGCCACAACAATAGCACCAACCCCGGTTGAGATTAAAGCTATACGGAAAAGCTTTAAAGCCTTTGTTGTCCCACCCATTGCGGCGGTTACAGCCTTTTGCGTAGCTCTCCATTTTGCAAGTTTACCGGTAACATCATCAAGGCTTACACCGAAGACCTTAATTTCCTTTGCAGATTCTTTTAAAACGGCTACAGATTCCTTTTGCTCTTTATTCAGCTTATCGACTTCTTTAGCGGCATCTTTTGTTTCTTTGCCGAATCCATCTAGTGCCTTTTGGACATCCTTCAAAGAACTTTTCATCTCGTCGGTCATCCCTTCTGAGGCATCGCCTAAATCATTAAAAAGCTCTATTATTTTCGGTAGATTCTTCTGAACCTCGGATATATCAAAACTTACCTTACCGCCTATTTCTGCCATTAGTTATTTTTTAAAAACTTGTAATTTTTAACCTTTTTACTGGCTAATTGTACTGCCTTTTTTTCTAATGCAAATACATCAGCAATTGACATCTCCAATAAATATGCTTTTGAGTAGTAGTAAGTTAAGTCATCAATTTCATTTTTAGCCCATTGCTTGTCCAATTTTTGCAATTGCCTTGTTAGCTTATTAACATAACCTACACCTTTCTTTCTTGCCTTAACTACTCTTATTTCATCACAATTATCCTGCTCCCACATCCCCAAAACCTTATCCAAAACACCTAGCCCATCGCCTACAATTCCAGATGTCTGTATATGCTCGGATTGCGCAGATAATATGAAAGGGAAAAATATAGGAAATAACAATTTCAAAAACCGAGTTAGAATATCTATTATCTTTTGTATTATAGACTTTATTTCCTCGTCAATAACAGGCTTTACAGGCTCATTATCTAAACCCTTATCGAGAATACCTAATAGAATCTCAGGGTCTATTACCTTGACGGTATTATTACCGCTTATCGGCAGTCTGTTCATTATATCTTTTAGCATCATCTTCCTTTTGCTTAATTAATTCTTCTAAACTCACTACCTTATTAACCGCATAGGGCACGATTTTAAAATCTTCTTTCTTTGACATTGATTGATTTTATATCTTGAGCGAACAAATGCAAGTTTGCAGGTGTAATTTTAAATCCTAATTTCTTTTCTAATGGTATTCTCAATGTTGCAAAAACACCTAATGCAGTAGGTGTAGCCATTGAAGTTCCGCTTAACAGGGCATAGTCCTTATCACCATAAGTTGAAAGAACATCCTCACCAGCGCTATAGATGTCCGACATTGCGCCAAAATCCGAGAAGTTACTAATACTACCATTCTCATCATGCGAGCCAACAGCGACCGTCTGAGGTATGTTAGAAGGGAAATCAAGGTCATTTTTCAACCCATCATTACCGTTTGCAGCCCAAAAAGTGCCGCCATCAATAATAAAGTCATTTATAGCCTCCTCGATGGATGGTATCTTCACACCTAAACCACCTGAGAAATTGATTTGTGTAGCACCTAATTCGCGCGCTCGTCTTATTCCTTTTTCTAACCATTCTGAATTGCCACTACCGTTATCATTAAATACTTTTAATATAATAATCTTAGCTTTTGGACATATACCTTGAACACCTACGCCGTTATGAACCGCGCTGAGTCTTCCGTGTATCCATGTGCTGTGGTAGTTCCTATCTGTCACATCATTGCTGCCTCGCATATCTTCAGCGTGAATAACTGTGCCGAAAAGGTCTGGATGTTTTTCGTTTAGCCCTGTGTCAAGTATGGCAATAGTCTCACCTTCACCAAAATAACCTCTCTCGTGTATACCTTTGATATCGTAGAAATCAAAGGTCCAATCGAAAACCTCTTTAGCATCCTTTGCAAAAATGGTTAACTTTGCATCATAATTTGGTAGTCTTATTTCTTCCATATTATTTTTTTAAAAAAAAAGGGAGTCAGTCATAAAAGCCAACTCCCCTCAAAACCGTTAAAAACCAACCTAATCCGGACTAAGTATCAACGAATTTTCCATTCCTTGCATCAAAAGAAAAATCAAACTGGCCTTCAATTTCATTTGTTACAGTTAGATTCTTCTTTGTCAATCCTATATTCTTCTCAGGTATACCCCACTTCACTAACTCCCTTGTCAAATTAAAACTAGGACAAGCCTTTTTTGAATTAACTTCATAATGACCACCTACCTCTAAATCTGGATAATAAGCTAGATAATACTCTGTCATGGCACGGATAACCCTCTTTTGGGCATCCGTTCTCGTATCTTTAGGCACGTTAATGTTATCCTTTCTAACACCGCCGACATATGATAGATGAATGTACTCCGAATTGTATCCTTTTGCTCCGTATGTGACTTCGTCCCATTCCATGTGCGGAGACATATTATAATCAACAAGGTCGTACACATTACCATCCAAGTTTACAACAGAACGGTAACCCGGCTTTTCCCATCCGTTCCCCGTCGGCGGCTTTGACATAAATATTGACATCAAATGCTTCCGCGATAAATACAACCCCTCTGGTGATGCCGTGCAATGCCATATCAGACCTTTAATTTTCACTTTACCTTCGTTGCAAATGTAACTATACTATCCTCCGTTAACTTATCTGCCTTAATAACTCTCAAGGTGTCCGCTACTGCGTTATTCTCACCCCCTCGCACTAGGAACCATAAAGCCTTCAATCCTGCAAATACATGAAATCCACTCTTCCAGATAGATTCGAAATTCTCCTGTATGTATACATATACATCCGGAAAGCTTGTCTTATCCAAGAAAGTAGCAATGAAAGGAATGGTAAACAGAAAAACAATATACTTGTCAATCTCGTCTAAATATCCTTTAATCTTTTGACCTAAAGGGTCTAATGTCTTCACAGAAACACTGTAAGCCTCTACTACACCAACTGCCGTAGCATATAGTGAAATAAACGCAGGAAACCAGAATAGAAAGTTATGCCAACTTGCTGTGAAGTAGATAATAGCTCCTGCTAAAACCGTTACAACAACATGAAAAATAAGCTTCTGCTCTGTGTAAAATTTCTTTAAAAAATTCATAATAGGTGGTTAAGTTAAAAATTAATTATGGTCTATAGCCTTCCAAGCGTCTAAAGCCGTTTTGATGTCGGCAGCATTTTCTGTGATAGCAATATCCGTATAAGGCCTCATCAGCTTTAAAGTTACATAATCGCCTTCTGTAATAACCGCTCGAATATTTTCCGCATGAGTTAAATACCTATAACCCGCCGTTGCATCTGTAGGCGTATACTCAACGTAACAATCCAATGCCGCAACTGTGCCAGATAGTATCTTTTTTGACTTTAGTACACCCGGCGAAAAGCCTGAGATACCGAACACAGAAATCGAATCCTCCGAAGCAGACTCATCCAACATCTGGTAAATTAAATCCGTGTGAACGTAATTAGTATCCGTCCCCGATATTGCTGTTGTAGTCTTACAATCTACCGTCAATTGTGCAGTAGCAGCAAAAGACATTAAGACAAAAAATAATAATAATAAGTTTTTCATTTTATTTTTTTAAAAATTAAAAGTAATTTTTTTCAAGTTTCATAAATCCGCTATTCTTGCAGGTGTAGCAATGCGTCATATCATTACTATTCTGTACAAGAATAGGCATAATGTCATTAATAACCTCTGTATTGCTCTCTATCTTTGAAAGCATATAATCAGAATTAATGACCGTATAAGGGTTCGGTTGATTTCCTAGAATTGCCGACATTAACCAGTTTGCCGAGAACTTTGCAATTAATTTAGCCGCTAGTATTCCATATTCAGTCTCGGTCCAAAACTCATCGCCTTGATTACATAACCAATCTAACGCTGAACATTGAAATGAGTAATCTACCTCTAGTCCGTGAGTATAATCAGACGTAAATAACGTATCAATATCTAACGCCGTTATATCATCTATCTTAAATCCACGAGGAACCATATAACCCCTCTTCATCCAAGCAGGGTCAGAGCCACATCCACATGAAAATTTTACATTGTAAGGCTTCTCACTTGTTCTTTCGTAATATAAGGCATAGACTACAGGCCTATTAATATCCTCAAGAGAAACTCTATAGTTAAAGTCAACACCTTTCCTCACACCTGCCTTCGTGACAACTATATCGACACTGTGCAAAACAACGTCAGGCTCATCCGTATTAATCAAATTAACCGTATATGTGCCGACTGTATTAATTGTCAAATAAACCTTATCTATGTGCTGATATACACCTTTATAAATCGTAGGTGTCCAGTAGAATCCCACCGCTGTATCGCTTACAGTTAAAGTATTCAAGGCATAAAAATTAGAAGGCCTCTGTCCTACATGGTCAGAGTACCCGCTAAATTTATTCGTCATTGTGCTATTCAAGTGCTGAAGGTAGGAAGCAATGAAATTAGTTACACCCTTACTTCTAGCCCTTGTTAATAGCGCCCAAATGTCTGAGCTTTCACAATCTATTTCCGTTAAAGGGAAATTGAGCGTTACGCAATGCTCCGTGTCATCTATATACTCCGAGCTAGTGCCTTGTTGATAATCAACAACACCAGCAGCAGAATGGCATGGACATTCTGTGTTAGAAAGTCCGACAATCGGAATGAGACAATCCGTAACGCTCATTAATTACTATGTTATAACTATTCTGATAACGGTTGGGTAATCATTAACACCTTTAGGCGCTTCTACCCATTTCCCTAATAGTTTGAATCTGTGTACTAGTGCCGTCTCATACTCATTAACACATTTAAGTGCAAATCGTACATCCGCCCTCACATTCTGTACTACAGGCCTGCCGTCAATCATGTTTCTCCAGAACAACCTCGGTAGTGGAGTTGAATAAGTAAAATGATTATTCTCTTCCATCACCTTATCCTGTGGTGCATCATTATCCCAGTAGTTCTGTGAGAAATAGCCTATCGTAGCTCTATCAACTAACAACATAGAGTTATCACCTGCAATTGTATCATAATGATTTCTATCTCTAATAATAGGGATAGTCAATTGCTGATTCAATAACGCATTTGCATCAGTTGTTAAGTTAATACCTCTTTCACCTCTGAACTTCATCTCCATGTACTCGTAATTCTTACCAACAATCAACACAGGGTCAATCATCCTCAAGTCCATCGCTTGTTGCTTAATTCTATAAAGCAACTCAGGCACAACATCGGCAGTGCCAATATTCCATGTCGTTGTCATTGTTCCAACGCCTTGAGTGTTTAATCCTGTAGCATCATCTTGGAAAGAAAGGATTTGAGTAATCGCATCCTTTTCAGCATATCTCATGATGTGAAAAAGTCTACTTGCAAATCCGAATGCTAGTTTCTGCTGAAAAGACTTTAAATCATAAGTCTTTTGGTCAACAGTCTTCAAACCTTTTGTTACCGCCGTCGCTGGTGTGTAATCTGTGCTATGCGCACCAACTTCATCGGCATCAGGAACAATGCAATCTGTACTATCTGCATCCATAATTCCACTATCCTCATCTTGTAACCAATGCGCTCTCATGTTTTTACCAGAACGTGGGTCAAGGAACTCGGCATCAAAACCAACATTTTGGTTCATTGCCATCTCATTAAAGACCGGGAAAGTCTCATCGTAATCTTTCAGGACGGTTGGATTCTGCTGTATCCTCATGAGAGGAACCTGAATCGGCGCGTATATATCCGTCAGCGCGCTAAAATCACCTTTCGTTAAAGCAGGCATAATGTATTATTTTATTTTATTCGTTACTAATTTGTGATGCTGCTTCCTCCATCTTGTCGAATACCTCCGCAGATGCGTCCTCTGGGATTGATTTGACTTTTTCTAGATACTCATCAACATCTTTAAATTTATCCGGAACTATAAAAGATTGTACATTGCCGTTCTTATCTGTATACTTTATTGTGTTATCACCACCAGTTGAATTGCCAGAAGATGATACTACTACATCAGAAGCCGATGGGCCTCCTCCGTCTCTTGCTTTACTTTGTATAACAGGAAAGAACTTATCAATTTTTGTTTTAGAAGTAATAAATTTGTCAAACGACAACTTGTTAAAGTTCTCATCCTCCGCTTGGTCCCCTTTCTCATCAACAATTATCAATTCGCCTGAATCTGTTTCCTCCGGACTGTAACCATTAGAATACATTTGCTCTATTAGCGCACGCATTGCTAAATCATTGATTTCCTCGTCTTTAGGGGCATCTCTGCCGCTCGAAACGATTTGTCTTAACTTAGCTTCTGCTTTGCTTTTAATGCGCTTAGAACGCATGACAGATACCTTCTCATTAAAGGCATCTTTCATTTCTTTCTTTTCAAGCTTGAACTGTTTTTCCCTCTCACGCCAAATCTTTGATTGAGTGACATCTTCATCTGATAGCTTGTTGGACTTTTCTAAATGATTTTTAATAGCATCAACACCGTCATCTGACCATGTAATGTCTAAATCAAAAGAATTTTTAATGTCCTTTTCTACCCTTGAAAATGTCTCCTTCACACCTCTTTGG